ACAGAGAAAGCGAAAGCTTCCCGAATTCATCCTTAGTTCGTTGAAGTGGCTCGCAAATACCCAAAATCTTGGGTATAAGGATACCACTCTTGTATTAGGGGTTGCAACTAAAATCCTTACAATTCTTAGTACTCGCGGTAAAACCGAGTGTATTAAGTATTGTAAAGACCTCCGTCTAAAATTTACTAAGATCGTCCTTTCGGTCGATCCTGTGACTTTTAGACGAGGAGATCAGTCATGATTACCTAAGACTTTAGCTCCTATTATCTCTCATATGGAAAACATCAGAAGTTACCCTTTTATTAGGCTAATCTTCTCTGCTCTCTATATTACGAGGATACTTAGGATTGATAATGAAATATCTCTCTCAACTATCGAGAAAGGGCCCGGTTATACCGGTAATCCCTTATCGTTAGATGAGGATATATTTTGTTTCCTTAAAGACTTAGGAGTGAATACTACTACCATTGGGAAAGTCCCTAAAGCTTTACGCTTTAAGGAATTTCATATGAGTTCGAAAAGTGGTCCTAACGGACATGCTCTTTGGACTTCATATATGGATATAATGTCTCTTACTTCTAAACAACAAGATGCTATTAAAGCTACTGCTGGTGAGAAGTTATATGACCTTATAAGTAGGTTCTCCTCTCTATATCTTAGGATTCCACATTTCTTCGATTCTCGATCTACCCGCAAGGGTAATCTAGTGTCTCGGAGATTAGCGAAAATCCAGGATAAAGAAGGAAAAATTCGAGAGGTTGCTATAGGAGATTATTATACTCAGGCGGCTTTACTGCCTTTACATAATTATCTTTCTAGAGTCCTTTCGAAGATTCGACAAGACTGTACATCAGATCAAACCAAACTATTTTATACTCTGGAAAATTCTATTGGGAGTTCTTATCATAGTATCGACCTTAAGGCCTTTACAGATAGATTCCCGATTGTAATTAACCAGCGTATATTATCTATTTGGTTCGGTCCAGAATATGCTGATGCATGAAAAGAATTAATGGTCGGTTCTCCCTATTACTATAAGGGTTACCCTGCCTTTTATAGGACAGGTAACCCTATGGGGATATACTCATCATTTAATTCTACATCATTAGCACACCATTTCCTTGTTTGGAAAGCCTGTAAAAAGGCTAACCTTCGATGGAAGAGGGCCCGTTATATGTTACTAGGTGATGATATCGTTATTGCTAACGATAAATTAGCTAGTGAATATAAGAAGCTTCTGGCTGAGTGGGATATTGAAATTCAATATTCTAAGACACACGAATCACCATACGGTTTCGAATTTGCTAAGCAAATTCGGCTCCATGGTATTAATGTGTCTCCCTTCCCTTTAGCTGCTCTTTATGAGCGAAGATGTGAAACTATTTCTAGTATTGCTATCATCGTTCAAGAGTTTGACTATAAGCGTTGGAACACTGATTTGATGTCTGACTTAGGGAATTACTTAATCAACGTATTAGGTTGGAATAGGACCAGATGGTCCA